GTGAAAAAGGTGCATTTAAAAGTACAAAATTTTTGGTCAAAAATAATCATTTCGTGGTTAGTAGCGATATTCGTTATAATGCCAATACGACATGTGTCTCCAGTGTTTTTCCATATAATATGTGCAGCACTTCTATGGAGGGCGTTGTGGAAGTTATTTATGAGAAAAGATAAGTAATGTGTTTTATATTCCATTATGGCAAAGGCAATAAAAGAATTACTAGGTTTACCGAAGGAAGAACAAGAGTTTATTCTTCACAGTTTATCTCATGAGTACAATCCAATAGAGATAGATGGAGAAGTGTATATGATTCCACAAGAAGTAAACGAATTAATTGATAATTTAGTTATTCAAGTCCAAGAATTACGGGTTGGAAAAGAAATCAATCAGAAGTAAAGCTCACTATGTCTATGATGATATAGAAGAATTTAGGGAGCATCATCCAAACATAGTTGTAAAACCTGATTGGCGTAATGCTGATGAAGAAGATTGGGTGTATAGTGATGATGGTAGAATTGTTCAGCTGTTAAAGGTCAGCAAAAGTGTTAAACACCCAGGTGATAGAAAAAATTATAAGTATGCGAAAGGATGGGTAAGGACAATAGTAGGTAGTTTCCTCAACAGACCAAATAT